TGTCCTGGGCGGGCGCGCTTACGTTGTCTATTCTTCGCACAGTCACCGACCGGATAAACCGCGGTACCGGCTCGTCGCTCCGGCAAACCGCAGGATGAGCCTGGACGAGTATGCCGCTGTCAGCCGCAAGATCGCCGATCAGATCGGTATGACCTACTTCGACAAAACGACGTTCCAGGCCAACCGACTTATGTATTTGCCGAGTTGTTCCAAAGACGCCGATCCGGTTTTAGAAGTCTATGAGGGTGATCCGATCGACGTCGACGCGGTGCTGGCGGAATACGACGACTGGACAGACGTTATGAGCTGGCCGCGGCATCCAGAGGAGAAGAGGGCGCACAAAACAGCCACGAACAAAGCGGAGGATCCGCGAACGAAGCGCGGCATTATCGGCCTGTTCTGTCGGGCGTTCACGATCGAGGAAGGGATCGAGACTTTTCTTTCCGACGTGTACGTCCCAGGGACGCAGCCGCACAGGTACACCTACGTCCACGGCACCAGCGCGAATGGGTTGCAGGTGTATCCGGACCAGGAGCTCGCCTATTCGCACCAAGACAGCGACCCGGTGGCCGACGGTCGGACGTATAACCTGTTTGACCTCGTGCGGGTGCACAAGTTCGGCCATTTGGACGAGAACGTAAAAGACCATACGCCGGACGCGAAAAAGCCAAGCTGCCTTGCCATGGAGCGTTGGGCGGCCGATTTGCCGGAAGTGAAAAAGCTCCTCGTTGCCGAGCGCCAGGCGGAGTTTGCCGAGATAGCTGAGGAGTTCGACGAAGACGAAGAGGAAGACGATCCGGACTGGGAATCCAAGCTCGAAGTGCACCCCAAGACTGGGTTGCCACTGCCAACGGCCGGCAACGTGGAGCTGATCCTGACGCACGGCCCCTGGCGCGGCGTGCTGGCGTATGACGCGTTCGGGAATACGGAGGTCATCCGGAAGCCGCTGCCGTGGCGGGATCGGGAACGGCCGAATCGGGAATACGAACCATGGCTGGCCGCCGACGATAAGCGGCTCCAGCACTGGTTCGCGAAGGTGTACGGCATCCAGTCCGCACGGCTCATCCAAAACGCCTTTACGGAGGTCGCCCACAAAAACGCCTTTCACCCGATCAAAAAGTACATCGAAAGCCACACTTGGGACGGCGTGCCGCGTGCGGAACGGATCTTCATCACGTACCTGGGCGCCTCGGACACGCACTACGTGCGCCAGGTGACGCGGAAGATGCTGCTTGCGGCCGTGACGCGACTGTACCGGCCCGGGTGCAAGTTTGACCAGATGCTCGTCCTGATCGGGCCACAGGGGGCCGGGAAGAGCAGCTTGCTGGCGAAGCTGGGCCGGGAATGGTTCTCGGATTCCTTGCGGACATTCGAAAACAAAGAGGCCGGCGAGCATCTCCAATCAGGATGGATCTTTGAGATTGGCGAGCTGTCGGCCATGAAAAAGTCCGAGGTCGAGGAGGTCAAGGCGTTTCTCTCAAAGACCGAGGACCGCTATCGGGTGGCTTACGACCGGCAGGTGTCGGAGTTCCCGCGGAAGTGCGTCTTTTTCGGTACGACGAATACCCGGGATTTCCTACGAGACACGACTGGTAATCGACGCTTTTGGCCGGTAGAGATCGACCCGGAAAACGCGGAAAAAAACCACTGGGAGCACTTGACTGACAAACTGGTCGGGCAAATCTGGGCGGAAGTTTTAACGTGGTTCAGGGCGGGCGAAGGCCTCGAACTTGACACGGAAGCCCGCGCGGAGGCGGAGCGGCAACAAGCGGCACACACGGAGAGCGATCCGCGGGAGGGCCTCATCATGGAATGGCTGGAATCCGAAGAACTCGACGAAATGGACCGGCCAACGGGCCAAAAACGGCAGCGCGTCTGTGCGGCCCAGATATGGGTGGAGTGTTTCGGAAAACGCCGAGGTGATATGAGGCCGTGGGAGGCGAAAGAGATCATGGACATCATGCGACGAATTCCGGGATGGGTTGAAAGAAAAGGAAAGGCGAAAATGCCAGGTTATGGCGTTCAGAGAGTGTTTGAACGGTTGCCGTAACAGGTTGCCGGATGGGTTGTCGTGGTTGCCGCGAACCATTGCCTTTGTTGCCAAAAGGTTGCCGTGAAAATGACTTTTACGGCAACCGCAAAAACCTTGTAATATAACGGTTTATCCTATTTAGTTGCCGTAGTTGCCTTACTTTTTAAAAGAAATAAAAAGTATATGAATAACCCTATGTTGCACAGATGCAAAAGTAGGTTAAATGACAATTTAAAGAGTACGCGCGCGTGCGCGTAAACTAGGCAACCGGAAAAGGAGGCAAAAATGCGAGAGTCTGCACTTGAACAACGATTGGTTCGTGAGGTCGAACGGTTGGGCGGCCGGGCGCCGAAATGGTCCAGTCCCGGCAATCGCGGTGTGCCGGATCGGATTGTCCTGTTGCCTGGTGGCCGGACAGTATTCGTTGAGATGAAGGCGCCAGGGGAGCGTCCCGAGCCGTTACAGGAGAAATGGGCGAGGGAGCTGCGGAAGTTGGGGCATCAGGTTTACGTGATAGATTCGCATGAAGGAATCGACCGGTTTATACGGGAGGTGGCCGGTGGGTGAAGTATGTACCGCACAAATACCAGGAGTACGCCACGCAGCGGATCATTGACACGCCCTACATTGGGCTGTTTCTGGAGATGGGTTTGGGGAAGACCGTGGCTACGCTGACCGCCATTGACCTGCTACTGCATGACTATTTCGAGGTGGACCGCGTGTTGGTTATCGCGCCGCTTCGCGTGGCAGATGATACCTGGCCGCGGGAGATCGAAAAGTGGGACCACCTGCGGCATCTCCGGATATCGAAGGTGCTGGGAAGTGCGACGCAACGCCGGCGGGCGTTGGGAGTTGATGCTGACATCTGGATCATCAATCGGGAAAACGTCGAGTGGTTGGTCAGTGAGTACGGCAGCAAATGGCCGTTCGATATGATCGTCATTGACGAGCTGAGCAGTTTCAAAAATCACCAGTCCAAACGGTTTCGAGCTCTTCGCCGCGTGCGGCCAATGATTCGGCGGGTGGTGGGTCTGACCGGCACACCGGCGCCTAATGGTTTGGTTGACCTGTGGCCACAAATTTACTTGCTGGATATGGGCGAGCGGCTGGGGAAGACGATCACGGGGTACCGGGATCGGTATTTCGTTCCGGGCGAGCGTAACGGCCATATCGTCTACAAGTGGCACGAGAAGAAAGAGGCGGAACAGCGGATTTATGAGGCGATCAGCGACATTGTGGTTAGCATGAAAGCGGAGGATTGGCTGGAGCTTCCGGAGAAGATCGAGCAGACGGTTCCAATTCGGATTTCCGGTCGTCCGTGGGAGTTGTACAAAAAATTGGAGCGTGACTTGCTTTTAGAATTCGCTGACGCAGATGTAGTTGCCCAGACAGCGGCAGTGCTGAGCAACAAGCTGTTGCAAATGGCTTCCGGCGCTGTCTACGACGAAGAACGAGGTGTGAAACATATTCACGATGCGAAATTGGATCAACTGGAGGACGATATCGAGGCAGCTAATGGTAAACCAGTGATGGTGTTTTACTACTACCAGCATTCATTGGACCGGATTCTTCAGAGGTTCCCGCAAGCAAGGGTTCTTCGGAAAGGTAAAGACGGGGTAGAAGACATTCGGGCATGGAACAATGACGAGATTCCGGTGCTTTGTTTGCACCCCAAGTCGGCTGGTCACGGACTTAACCTACAAGAATCCAGTTGTCAGACCTTAATTTGGTTTGATCAGATCTGGAGTCTGGAAGAGTACATGCAGGCGAATGCCCGGGTACATCGACAAGGGCAGACCAATCGGATCCTGATTCGTCGGTATGTAGCCGATGGAACAATGGATGAGGAAGCTGTCGAGGCGATCGAGCGGAAGGAGAAAGGCCAGGAAGCGTTGATGCAAGCTGTGAAAGCGAGAATCAATCGTGTGAGGGAGGAATTGAAATGAGCGAACAACTGGAAGTATACCGGACATATGACCCAATCAATCACCCGACTCACTATGTAACCGGCGGAATTGAGACAATCGATTTCATGAAAGCGAAATTGAGTCGGGAAGGTTTCGAGGGCTACTTAGCGGGAAACGTCTTGAAATACATCAGTCGGTATCGGCAAAAGAACGGAGTGGAAGATCTGAAAAAGGCTAGATGGTATCTGGATAGGTTGATCGAGGAGGTTGAGCGGGGATGAAATACGATCGACCGAAGGGCCACCGTTACCGGCCTGTCGTGACAGTCCTCAAAGTCAAAAACGGCGTACCGACCGTGATCCGGGTCTCCGGGCGGGAGTATGTGCTGCGGACGCCGGATCAGTTCAACCAGCGGAAGAAGGGAGCGGTGAGGCGATGAACATCACCGAACTGATCGTCCAGTACAGCGACGGCATCCGCCACTTGGACAGCTACCGCCGATCTCTCAACCGGGACAACCCGGACGAAGCCGATGAAGCTCGCACCGTCTCCGGCATGCTGTCGGACATGCGTTACGCACTAGACTGGATGCGCCGCGGCCGGCGTCCCGGGAGCCGCAAGGGGGCCGAGCGGAGGGATATCTACCGTCGGCGGGAATTGTTGGCGAGCGCCGAGCCGTTGACGGAGGATGAGCGGCAGCGCCTGATCGATTGCGTGGCCGTGATGACGGAGCGAGAGTTGACCTGCTGGCTCTTGCATATGGCGCATGGGTTGACATATGCGGAGATTGGTGATAGATTGAAAGTGTCGAGAGCGACTGTCCAACGTTACGTTGAACGTGCGCGGGACAAGGTGCAGCGAGCCATTTCATGACCCTTGTCATGCAAATGTCATGCACATGTCATACAAAATACAGTACCCTTAGTGCGCCCATTTTTAGGGGCGCTTTTTGATTATCCTGAGTCTCGCCGAATGGCGAGGCTCTTTTTTCATTTTCCGAAAGGATGAGGAGGATGTCACTTGAATCATTGGAACTCGTCATAGAACCGCATGCGTATGAGCGATATTGCGAGCGGGTTAAACCTATTAGCGAAACAGAATTAATATCCAAACTGAAAGAGGATCTAAAAAAGGGATACAGATTCAGAAAAGGCTACTTGCTAACTGGCGAAATTTGGTGGAAAGCAACTTGGGAAGGAAATGTGGTTACGTTATTCACATGCTACGGTCGCAGTCACATGGATCTGCCGGCTGCGATCAAATGGGCGAAGCGGTACAGGGACAGGATTGTGTTGGGTGATGCGCATGGCGACTAAGCCGAAGCGTCCGTGCGGGAAGATTGGTTGTCGGAACCTGACGACAGAGCGATACTGCACAGAGCATCAGCATTTGCAGGAAGAGCAAGAACGAGCGCGACACCGGCATTATGACACATACCAAAGGGACAAGCGTTCTGCTGCGTTCTATAAGTCGGTGGCATGGCGTATGCTTCGAGATCATCGGATGATGACAGATCATGGGTTGTGTCAAGAGTGCTTAAAGGAGCAGAAGATCACACCAGCTACAGAGGTTGACCATATCGTGCCTATTCGGGTGCGGTGGGATTTGCGGTTGAGGTTGGAGAACACGAGGTCACTATGTCACAGTCACCATATGAGGAAGACGCAGGAGGATAAAAGAAAGTATGGGGGATTACAATGACGAAACAGATTGACATACAGGTTAATCATCGAGGACTGGGCAAAATCGTGATAAACGGGAAAGACCTTAGCGATAGTGTCCAGTCAATCAAGTTTGAATGCGAAGCAGGAAAGGCGCCAAAGGTAATCATCGGATTGTCACCGAGAGCGGAAGTAAGCATATCCGCCGATTGTGATGTGAAGGTCATTGGTGGTCGTTAAAAAGAGGTAGGGGGAGGGTCAAAAGTTTGAGAGGCTATTTTCAAGGC